GGCTCTACAGCCGCCTTTTTAAAGTTGGTCAAAGCCTCCATCTGACGACGTGACTCGTACATCATCTCTTGGGCTTCCGCCATGGCGTGACCGTCAGAAGCGCTTGCCGCCTCGGAAATCTTCATCTTGGCGTATTGCAGGCGCAACTCTTGGTCTTCAATAGCCTTGTCGATACGAGCAAGGTCAGCAGAGTGGGTTTTGCGCTCAACAACGGACAAACGCTCCATCAGTTCTTGGTTCTTGCGTTCCAAGAGCTGAAGCTTCATGTCCTTCTCTACGCCAGTCTTCTTGGCTAGATCACGCTTAGCGCGCCTTTTCTCGCGACGGGCACGTTGGTACTCCGTCTCGTCTTCAGGGGCTACATCGTCGTCTGTAGCGCCTCCAGACGCCATCTCGCGGTCGTCCTCCAGATCATCAGGGGACTCAATGCTGTCAGGTAGGTCAATTACGGCTGAGCCGTCCGCCTCTTCCGTGACAACAATCTTGTTTAGTTCGTTTTCTGTGGTCATAAGAATGCTTTCATAGCTAAGGGATCACCAATGACTTTGGCAATGATTTCGTGATCATTCAAGATCATGAACAGGGCTGGATCTTCGTGATCGTCCCCGCCTGTGACCTTAACTTCCCACCTGTCTCCGCCCCATTTAGGGACTCGGATGTAATCACCGACCTCGCACCACGAGCCTTCAGGCCAGCCTTGCATAGTGTCTCGGTTTTTAAATGCAAGAGGGCCAACTTCGATGACTTTTGCCACCATGTTGTTCCACTTCTCGCTCTCTTTGGTCTCTTCTACCAAAATGATCCCTGCGCTTGTCGTTTTCTGCTTTGTGCGACGTAGTTGCACCAAAATTCGACCACCTAATGGCTTAGCACCCGGGCTAACAGCGGGAAATGCCCACTTCACTTCAGCGTTTTCCAACACTTCGGGGTTATCGCTCATCTTCTTCATTGTCCTTTAACATTTTGTTAATGAGATCGAGGGTTTCCTGCAATCCCAAGTTTGTGCCGACCGTGCGTTGGTACGCCTCCCATGACGCGACATTTCCAGCCGCTAAGGAAGTAGCTATTACAGCTTGACGCGCCTTAATTGCGCCGATCAGATCACCCAAATTGAATATCATTATTTCTTCTTAGCTTGCGATAGGGCGCCTCCTTGTTTTTTAGCTGGCGCTGTGTTGCCAGAAGACTTCAAAGACGTGCCATCAAGCTTCTCGCCTGCGGCAATACGCTTGTGCATGGGCACTGCTTCGTTGTGGTAAGGGTTAGATGTAGCCATTTCAGCCTCCTAGGTAGGTTTGTGCTTCACGTTGAAGCTCGGTTGCAGTTTTTACCTGCTCTTGTTGCAGTTTTGCCGCGTCTCGCGTCAATCTTGCAGACTCTATACGCTCTTGGGTGAGATTTTTCTCTGTTTGCATCGCAACCTCGAGCTGTTGATCGGACTCGAATTGCTGTTTGCTCTGTGTAAGCTTGGCAACATCGAGTTGTTGTTGGTTTTGGAGCTTCTGAACAGCCAATTGGTTGTCCGCTTGGTCTTTTGCAGACAAGCGCTGGGTCTCTGCCATGCTTGTCTGGAGCAAAACCTGTGCTTCTGGTGTCATTGGAGGTGTCTGACCCTGCTTGAGCTGTTGCATTGTCTGCATCATCTTCTGCAATTCAGGGACAACCTGCGCAAATACCTTCTGCGTGTCCATGGTGACGTGCTGTGAGGCGATAGCCATGAGCTTGTCTGCCTCTGGCGTGACCTTTGGATCGTCGTAGTCCGTAGCTTGGCGACCCAAAGTCTTCACAATGTAGCCATTCATGCGGTTCAAGTACCACATGGAGATGTGTTGCTTCAAGTGCTCGACCATCTGGGGCAGGATGATGGGCTGAACCAAGGGGTTTGAGCCAAACACTGGGTCTTTGTAGAAGTCCATGTGGCTCTGAATGTGGGACAGGTGGTCTTGCTCCATGTAAGCAAAGGCGGCTTGCCCAAGCATCATGGCGACGTTCTCATTGGCAGAGTCGCGCTTCTCAGGAGCTGGGACGTCTTTCATGATCTCGTTGATGCCCGGCACCTTGATCTGCTTCAAGAACCGCTCTACCACCACCTTGCGGTTGAATAGGTCAGGGTTCTTCTCCATCAACGCCATCACCGCTTGGCTTTGCGCCATACGTTGGGTCTCAGAAAAGATGTGCGGGTCAGAAACAGGGATTACGTCCGTGTTAGAGGCGAAATCTTCCTTGCGGATGTCGAGGTCTTGAACCACTTCACCCTTACGTTGCTCGTCCAAGTACCAACGATTCAGGCGTCCAAGGATCTTGAGGACTCGACCTTGTGACTCGTGTAGGCGTGAGTGAATGGCAGAGAACACCGCGGCGCCCTGCTCAATCAAAGCCTGAGTAGTACCTACAGGGGTGTTAGAGGTCACGTCAGCGATCTTTTCCTCTGCGGTGGTCACTACCCCCTTAGCCGCCTTATCAAGCCATCCTAGAAGCTCAAATAGAACCGCGGAAGGTGGGTTGAACGGCATGGGCATGGCGATCTTGCGGATGTCATCAACGCCGGGAGCGCCTTCGATCTCACAAACCTGCGTCACGTCAACCTGTTGGGACTGACCCGAGATCTTCGCTCCCTTGAGCTTGAGCATGGTCGCCGCATTGTTGATATGTGCGGAGTCCAACAAAGCGCGCAGAGAGCCTGTAAGGGCGGCTGACAAGCCACCGATGAGCTGTGGCAGACCGATAGCGTAGGCGCCACGCCACGGGATGAACTTGAACTCAACCAGCCAATCCAGCTTGGTCATGGTCTCGTCGCCTTCTTCCCAGTTGCGGTATAGACCTATGCACTCGTTCTCGTGCTCGTCAATCATCAAGATGTAGGGGGCTGACTCACCGTCTGTCAGTGGGTCATCTTCTAGCTCGAGCCATGTGTAGATGTGGTAGACCTTGCGCAGACCGTCTTCGTTGTCTTCAAACTTGCGACCTTCAATCTTGTTGTTGGCTTTTTCAGAGTGGGTTTCCTCTGGCTCAGCGCTTACGCGGATTAGGTCGATGTCACGGTACAGACCCGAGCGAATGCGGTTCTTAAACTCCCACTCAGTCAAGGTCTGCATCTCAGTGACGCGCTGGGCTGTGTAGAAGTTAGCCGCGGCAAACGGGAGCAAGATGTTGTCGATGGGCATGAACTCAGCGCAGGGTCGCTTCTTCTTCTCGTCGTACCACAGTTTGATGTACTGTGAGCCGCCCAAGGGAAGCTGAGTCAGCATCTGCTCCTGCTCGTCGCGGAACTCTTCAATCTGCTCTGTCAACTGCCAATTCATGTAGTCGCGCTTGCGCTCTGCCTTCTGAACCTTGGACTCATCCACGTCGCCAAGGATCTTGGTGCGGGTAGGGCCGTCAGGTGGGAACATCTCCTTGATGGCGCGAGAGGCAAAGTCCACGCAGGCTTCAGCCATGACAGGGTGAACGACCTTGCTGGCTCCCATGAAGGTAGCTCCGCCGGGGGCATCACTGCCCATGCCCGTACGGCGCAAACCCTCTTCGTACTTCTTATCGCGATCCTCACGAGACTTCTGGTCGTTCTCGACCAAGTCCATGTAGCGAAGGGCGATCTTGTTCAGGTCATAGGGGTCAATCTCTTCTGCCAAGTTGGCGTAGAAGTCTTCGTCCTCCATGGGCCCCTTGCTCTCCATGCGAACAATGGCAGAGCCGTCTGGCAACTCCTCAACCTCAGCATCTTCTGGGGGCATCTCATACTCAATGCCTTCGTCCTCATCGACCTGTTCGTTCTTTAACCCGTCGATAAAACGACCAGCGTTAGGATCTTGTGGGAATTGTGTCGCCATAGCTTATTTCCTTTTGAGCTTCTTATTGCTCAGTTCCATGAACATAGTATCGCGGTTCTTGGTCATTCTAACCCCGCCGCTTTTCGCGTCTTTAACTTTAGGTTTTACTGTTCCGCCTTTAGCGTAGATGTCAGGCAAAATAATTGGTGATCTTTTGACATCTTTCTGTTTGAAATTATCAAAGTATTCTTCAGGAGTAACCTTGTTTCCTGTCATCTCCAGCTCTTCTTTTAAAGCCTCAATGTACTCTTGTTGGGAGCGGCGGGGAAATGGCTCACGCAACTCAGCTCTTGGCATCAACTGCACAAGCCCAGATTTTTCTCCTTTGTCCACCATAACGCGATTGCGGTGGCGACCCTCGTGCCCAGATATAAAAGGCATCAAAGGCAAGCCTTGTTCTTTTTTGTTGATTAAAAGAAAGGGTACATCATTGAAAGCGCCAACATTTGGCAAGTAGTCTTTCATGTAATCTGGATAAGCCAATCGCTCACCGCTGGTGGTGTAACGTGTTGAGTTCTCATCCATAAAGCGAGCATCAAGAGGTACTGCATACTTCTCAAAGTCGGCTGGGTTCATGCTCATCAAGGCTCTAGCGTTGTCGCCAGTAAACGCTTCTTTAAGCGCTTTTTCCTTGTACAGCCTCTCAAGGTTAGGGATCTCATCAGCGGCACGTTCTAGGCGCCTTGAGCCGTAGTCACCCTTTTCCTGCTGGACAATCTTCCTAAGCTCAGTTAGTGCGCTAGGTTTCATGATCATTGGGGCTTTAGCCGCCATGCGCTTCATCTCTGCTTGGATCTCAGCATTGGTCAGGGAGTTAGGGGCAACGTCGGCAAGGTACCTGTTCTGATCCCTAGCAATCAAGGCTTTGACAGCCTCAGCACGAGGAGCCATCTCTTCACGCATCTTAGCCAGCTTAGCAAGCTGTGCCTGCTTGATGGCTGACTTAACAACGCCACCAGTAGCTAAGCCTTGTTCTTCTTCAGGCTCGAGCATCTGTGAAGCCGCACCAGCGCCAGCCGTTGGGATGCCAACCTGTTGGTACAGGGGTAAGCCCTTCTGCTTGATGGACTCACGCATTGGCTGAGTGATAGGGAAGTAATGAGCGTCTGTCAGTTGTGTGTTGCCAAAGCCTTGTAGGATCTTGCCGTAGTCACTAGCCTGTTCTGCGTTCATGTCAGGCAAAGTATTAGGATTGAGATTGAACTTCTTCTCCATAGCTTCAGGCGTAGCCGCAACCTGACGCATTTGAACCTGAGCGCCGTAGTCTTTACCGTAGCTGTTCAGATAATCGGTCAACATCTTGTCGTAGAAGCCTTCCATGCCTTCCTTGCGGGGTAAGGACGTACCTTCTGCTTCTGTCTGCATACGATCCCAAATGCGGTTCGTTAGCTTGTTGACTTGATCTGGGTTGTTCTCACGGTTCAATACTGTGTTGACAATTCGGTGCAGGTCTTCCTTAGACTTGACTTGGTCACCGCTTCGCTCAAGCAGGATGCCGCGGTCACGGGCAATCTCTTCAAGGTCTCGACCTTCATGGCGTCCGCCAGTCTGCTCTTTGGCTCCAACAATCCAACCGTCATCGCTCTTCTTCCAATCAATGCGTTCACTGCCATAGCGCTTAAAGTGCTCAGAACCGGGCGTGATCGCTATGCCGTCATAGCCCTTATCAGCCGCATAATTAAGCAAACGCTTCATTGCCAGCTCGTGCCAGTTCTTTTTGAATGGCGCGTCAGGAACAACGCCAGTCAACTTGCCTTCTTGGGCAATTGTTTCAGCATGATGTTTTCCGTAACCAAGCGTATCTACAGAGCCATCCTGCCACCTAACTCCATAGGTTTTGTCGCCAAGAGGTATAGCCTCGCCAGTCATACGCTTTGGGTTTTCCTCAGATGCGTAACCTTTCTTGCGACCAGCTTGATGCCAATCAGATTGAATCTCTTCGACTTGCAAGACCTTCCTCGGCGGAACCTTGCGTTCACCCTGAGCCATAGTCACGTTGTTGCGAATGCTTTCAGGCAAAGTCTCAACATACGCCTGCAACTGCTCAGGGGTGTCAAACATATCTGATTGCCTGCCAGACGTCTTGTTGACAACGTAGAAGCCCTTCTGTGGGGGCTGAGCGATCATTCTATCCTGCACACGCATGTGAGCTAACACGTTGGGATCATCCCAATGACCAGATGAGTAGTTGGATGCGGCTGTCTGTTTCTTTGCCTGCAAATCTGCCATCTCTTTAATTTGCGCAGGGGTCAAGTCACCACGTCGTTGTTCTGCCTCTAGCATCAACAAACGATGAAAGTCTTTTTCGGTATAAGACTGTGGCAACTTCAGTAGCATCTCACGATAGTTGCTACCACCCCGAGTTCTGTAATCGTCGTCGGCATACTTTGCGGCTTCAGCATCAATCTCTGCATTCCATTCACGCAACTGTCGATGAGGCACGTCACGATAGTTGTCGTAGCCATAAATCTCCATCTTGTCATCAAGAAGCCTTCTACGCTCATCGCCATCAATGTCTTCCAAAATACGCTCTTGAACCTTGGGTGGTGGGTTGTCAGCTAATACTTGCTGAGCCTCTTCCTTGGTCATCTTGCCCTTGGCTTTAAATGCCTGCTCAAGCTTACGGTCGGCGATCTCCGCCTTCTTGACGCCGGGCTGTTTCATTACCTCGGTCAAGAACTCTATGCCCGTGCCCTTGGGGCGCTTTAGGTTGGACATCGCCTCATCCACAGCGGAGTAGAAGGGTGCGGCTTTCTTGACTGTCTCACCAGCCTTGCCAGCTTTAGTCAGTGCTCCTATGAGGCTCATAGTGGTCTCTCTTCAAGGATTAGGTCGTCGCCAGATACTTCACCGCCTTCGGCTTTGTGGACAGCTCCGCCCTTCTTTAAACCAAGCTTCTGCAACTCGGTCAGGATGTCTTCGGTGATCAACTGTGTGGGTGGGTTGCCGCGGGTGTAGTCCATGTAGCCCGGCATCCGCTTCTTCTCGCGCATGGTCTTATCAACAAAGTCCTTCATGACAAGGTTGCGCTCGACTGGGCTAAACGTCAGACCTAAGTCCTCGCCTTGCAGAATAGTCGGGAACGCTGGGTGCAAGTCAGGGCGATCAATGATTCCACCGCTCAATGTGAACAGGCGATTACCCAATGCACCAGTAGGTTGATCTATCAATGCTGGGTCGGTTGTGTTACGGATGATCTTGTCGTAGTCAATGATCTGACCCTTCTTACCGCCCACCTGTACACCGCCCATTAAGTTACCAGCAACGGAGCGACGACTAAACGTGTTAGCTATGTCTCTGAACTTTTTGTCCATGATGTCAACATCAGCGGGAAACACAGGATTACCCTTGTTGTCAATGGACGCGGCTAGGCGTGTATTGATTAAGTCGCGCAGTTCAGGCGGTAAATCACCACGCTTGGCGGCTTTCCTGAAGTCACCGTATAGCTTGTCAAACACCATCTGGTTGGACTGGTGCTGAGTAGGTGTACCGATCATAGCCGCATAGACAGCGTCGTCACCCTTCTTACCACCACCAAGGATAGTCTTAGCTGTGCCTGCGTTTTGAACGCCCCATGCCGCCTCAGCCGCACGGTACTCGGGTTCGGTGAGTTGTAGGCTCGAGAAACCGGGGCCCCCTAAGTACCCACCACCAACCTTTGTGCGGTCAGACTGCGTGATCTTTAGTGGACGACCTTCAATCTTGCCTAGCGCCTCAGACGCTTTCATAGGCGTGACGTTCTTGATGCTTGCACCAACAGGCAGACCTTTGGTCAAGGGGCCAATTAGTGGGTAGGCTTGTGCGGCTATGCCTAATCCAAAAGCAGGCTCAGCAACGTCTTTGATTGCTTGGTAGTCAGGATGCAGGACACTAAAGCCCATTTCATCTGGGCGTTCACCCATTAAGCCAGCCATAACGGCATAGGTCTTGGGATCTCTTAGCGTGTTCACGTCAGCTTGCTCAGCGCGCTTCTTAGCGGCGGCGTACTTCTTAGTGCCAGCTCCACCAAAGAACGGCTTGATGTCGTCCTCTGAGCCACCTTCTTTCATGCGCTTGTTGCCCAGCTCAAGCATCATGGTGTCAGGGTTGTTGGAGATGGAGACCTTGCCGCCACGCTTCATGCCTTCGGGTGCAGGAGGTAAGGATGGCGGAGTATTTACCGATTTGTTATATTGATCAATTAAATCGTAATACTCTTTATCCGTCACATATTTTGGAGCTTTAAACCCTGATTTTTCAATCTCCTGAGTTGCAAAGTTTGAAAAAGGTCTAAGACCAGTGTTTCGTAAGTCACCAACATCAGACCAATTACCGCTACGCACAAAGTCTTGCACGAATGGCAGATACTGTTCTTTTGGCTTGGCGTTCTGTTTGCCTTTAATTTGATTGATATAAAAGGGAATGTCACTCAATGCCATTCGAATCTGAATTTCCTTGACATCGGCGTCTGTGTAGCCGTTAGGCAACAACTTTGCCTCTTTTAAAGCCGCATCCTTGTACGGAATTAAATCTTTCTCGTATATAGGTTTAAATACTTGTCCAGTTTCAATGGTGACATGTGGCTCGCCTTTAGAGTCAATCAATGAGTAGACTTTAGCTTTACCGCTCTTTATTTTTTCCCAACCGCCAAGACCGTAGCCAGAGTAACCACTGTCACCTGAGCCTTTAGTCCAATCAGGATGACCTTCTGGTGGCTCGTAGCCGCGGACTGAGTGACCCATGGCGTCTGACTCAGCGGCAAAGTCGCCGGGGCGGTTCAGCTCCACCCACTTTAACCCTTCTGGGTATTCTTTGTAAACAGGCAACTCAGAGCGAGCGGTCAACCGCGCCTCGTCCATCTTCTTGGCAAGCTCTTGGTCATACTCAAAGGTGCGGCGTACTGCCTGCTCCATGCTGACCTTGTTGAGTTGCTCAGGGCGAATGCGACCAGCGGCTACGTCTTCACGCAAGACATCAATGATGTGGTCAAATCCCAAGTCGTACGTTGAGCCTGAGTACAGCCTTGTCTCTGGGTCAAGCTTACTGACAAACGGATTGGCTTCACCAGCTCGCTTTTCAAACCCTTGCTCTCTTGCCATCAATCCATACAGATTATCTTTTAGCTCAGCAAACTTTGTATCACCTAAAATTTCAGCCTTCTGAATAGGAGGCATCTTCATAAGCATTTCAACTTCTTTTGGGTTGAAATCTTTGTTGCCTACGTGTTCACCCATGCGAACCAGAAAGTCTTGATCAAGCTTTTTCAGGTGATCGTTCATCTCAGTTCTAGCCTGATCAAGCTTAGCGGAAAGGCCCGACATCTCCTGTATCTTGCCAGCCTTAGTAACCCTGATCGCATCATCGGATATGTTCTCCCACTGCTTAGCAAGCTCAGACTTGCCCATGCCCTCAGCAGGGTAGCCTTCTGCCTTACGTATGGCTTGCAGGTATTCCATGCGATCTGGGTCGTTATTCAGCGGGGTGTGAACTATGCCCTCTTCAGCCAGCTTGCGAACTGGGTCATCGCGTGTACCCATTTCCTTTTTGACGTAGTTAGTCAAGTTGCTGTCAATCCACTTATCAACCGCGGCTTCACCCTTAGTTACGTCAAGCATACGTTGAACACGGTCTCGCTGGTCTTGGTTCAGTGTTGGATCGTTCAGCAACTCTTCGTGCTTAGGTATGCGTTCGGCTGGTGTCTCACCAACAAATGTGCTTGTCTTAAGCCTCTGTAGATTGTCTTCAGGAGTTACGATCTGACCTTTACCACCACCTAGCCAATTACCGCCGTAGGGCTTGATCACGTTGGACTGCGTGTTAGCGCCCATCGCCATGACCATCTCACGAGGCAGACCACCACGCTCTAAGGCGCCCTTGACGACGGGCTCCATGGCGCTCTCAAGCTTCCTGCCTACCTGCTCTGCACCCTTACCAGCCACTCGCATAGCTTGGGACGTGGCTGGGCCCGTCAGGTACTGCAAAGCCACAGCCTCTGGCATCAACGGTGGAATCTTGTAGTCTGTCTCAAGGCTACCAAGTAAGTCGCCAATGTCCTGTGCATACTCATACGCCAAAGGTTGCTCAGGCTTGTACAGGCGCTCCTGCATGAACTTGTCAGCCGCCTCGTCGCCCTTGAAAATGCGAGTAGGGATTGAGTTGATGCCCTGCGTCAAAGCTGAGCCAAGGAACCTGCCAGCCTGTACGCCTCCAGCCAGCTTCTCAAGCGGGGATCTGTCAGCCTGTTGCTGGCGCCTAAGTTGGGCATCACGCTCAGCCATGCGTCTGCTTAGCTCAAGGTTTTCCTTAGTGGGAACGCTTAAATCAACGTCGCCGTACTGGGGCAGATCCATCGCTCTGGGATCTTCAACGAAGGCTGGTGGCTGAGCCGATCTGAAGTTCTTAGCTATGTTTCGCCCAACTCGTGGGTAGAACGCTGGTGTGTTTTCGTCAGCCATGGCTTATCCCGCTGAGTTGCTGTTGCCCCAATGATACCTTGGGTGTAGCCGTTCGTCCATCATGCTGAATACGGGTTCTCACGCTTCTTAGCCATTCCGCTATCCGCATAGTCGTCGTCGTCATAGTCGTCCCGTGGGGCGCCATCGATGTCCAGCCACCCAGCATCACGTAGGAACCGTAGACCTTGGGTGCAGGCGTCCACGAAGTCGTCGTGCGTTGAGTCAGGGAAGCTACATATCTGGCTGACCATGCCCTCAGCCCAGTCCTTGACGTAGCCCTTCCTGACACTGCTCTCAGGGATCCATACACGCCCAGCGGCAATGATATTGGACACGATGTTAAGGCGTTGGAGCTTGTCCGCACGACCGGGGTTGTACGCTCTTACAGGCAAGTGCCCACGTTGCAAGTCTTGGATCAAGGATATGCCGGCGGACTTGTCCTCTACGAGGATCAGGTCAACACGCTTCTTGTCCTTGCCCTCACCGTACACCACGTCGTACTCCTCGATCACCTTGGGGCGCAGGTCTGGGTACTGAAGCCTGTCCTGCCAGCAGTCGATCACCATGGCGGACATGGGGCCGTCCAGTGGCTTGAACACACCGAACGTGATAGCCGCTGTCGGATCGTTGGCGGTCTTCTCTGACGTTGCGCAGTCGTATGACTGGATGATGTACTCGAACTTCGGGAACGGCATGTTTGGCGCCCACAGCTTGAACATGTCGCGCTTGACAATCCCTGACTCTTCTGGGTCTATCAGCTCTGCGTGGATCTCCTGCCTTCCTATGGTGGTTCCTTCGTAGCTAAGGATCTGCTTCTGGAAGCTAGGAGCAAGGTTAGCTAGGTTGACGTAGGTAGATGCCGTCGTGAGGGCTACGTCGTCTCCTTCACGCCCTACAAGCTCTACGATCAGGTCTTTGGGTCGTGGGGTGGTCGTGGCAAGGATCTGTGTCCTGCCATCAGCCTTCTTGAGTCGGACGGCAAACTGTATGTTGTACCAAGCCTCGTCAAGAAAGTCCCAAGCGGCAAGCTCGTCTAACCAAGCACCGTGATACTGACCACCGCGGAAACGATCAGGCTCATTGGCTGAGATGCCTTTGATCAGGCTCCCGTTGACCAGCACGATCTCATGCAGGGCTTTGTTGTAGTCCCTAATCAGGATTGGAGGGATGACGGCGATCAGACCTGACTCACCCTCAAAACAGGTTGCTCTAACGTCCATCGATGTAGGAGCTGAGACCAGCCATCGAGTGTTGGCGTTCCGCCATGCCCACCACCAAAGCTGTTCAGCCGCGGTACGGGTCTTGCCAGCTCCACGACCAGCCAGCATGAGCCAGATAGACCACCATGTACCTTGGGGTAGCTTTTGGTGATCAAACGCGCCTGAGAGCCATTTAGAGCGCTTGGCATAGGCTATGTTGTGGTAGACGTTCATCCGCTTGCGCAGTTCCTCGTCACCAAGGACGTCCAACACCTCCTGATCTATGACATCACTCATGAACCAATTCGCATCAGTTCAAGGCGCTGAATAGCGGCGTCCATCATGTCCTTTACGTCCACATCGATCACCATGGGATCAAACGTCTGCTCAGGTTGCTTCTGCTCACCGTACTTCTTAGGCGCCATACGAGCGGCTGTCCACTTGCGGGTGTCAACCCTAAGCTTCATCCACGCCACGTAGGAGGAGTCGAACTTGACCTCGACCAGCTCTCCCTTGTTGTTTGTGATATGGCTCAGCTCAGGCGGCTGGTCAACAATGTCGATCAGCTCATCAAACTGAGTTTCTGCTTGAATTTCACGTGCGCGTGTGTATTGCTCCAGAAAAGCAGGCTTGGTGGTCAACCACGACATCACGCTTGAGAGGCTCGGCATATTCTCACTCAAGCAGATCTTGCGTAAGCTCTCACCTAATCCTAGTCTTGTACATATATCGTTAGCTAGCTCTTCTGTGTAAATGGACGGTCTGCCTATCTTTGGCTCTTCTTTTGTTTGCGGCTCAACTGTCACATCGGCGACTGGGTCGCTGGGAAGACTCTTTTGTTTCTTTGCCATCACTGAACTCCTTTAACGCAAAGTTTAACGGATCTTTGTGATTGTATGCAATCAGTCTCCCAATCCCCTCATGATCCTTCTATCCATGTCTTTGATGGTTAGCTTGAATTCTTTGTTTTGTTTCTCTAGGTTTGCGGCTTTTGTTTGGGCGTACTTCAGCTTTGACTCCAGCTCTTGCACCTTAACCTGTAGCTCTGCAATCGTTTCCTGCTCAGTCATTCTTCATCCCAAAAGTCTTGAGACCAAGCCAGTACAGGGGTCTCTAATCCCAAGTAGCCGCCCTCGATGTTGAACTCGATGAACTCTCTGGCTTCGTCAGAGCTTATGCCATCCTTCATAAGGATTTCCCTTATCTTTTCGGCGTCGTACACCAGCACCTGAACCTGTTGGCTGTCTCTCCATATCATCGCAGGGCCAATGATCGCTTCATCGTAGCCTTCGTACTTGATCATCGCTTGAGTCCTCGTACGTATGCCGCAAAGCTTTGTGTTGTATCCCCACCGTTGCGCATCTTGTCGAACTCGAGCGCTACCTCTTCCAAGGTATCGTTCCTGATCTTGTTTGTGATGGGGTCGAGCTGGCGTTCAATCATCTGCCTTTTGCGCCAGCCTA